GCTCTTTGTCACTAAATGTCAAGGAGTCGCCGATACCTATCTAAAGTTGTTACTCTAGAAGGTAATTCCTGTACCAAGGGCAAGTCGGTTAAACCGACAGCCCGGGGCACTCCAGCATAACCTCCAAGCAAGGAATATTCCTTGATGGCGGTTACCCATTCTTCTGGGAAAACCTGCTGTAGTGTAGCTACAACCTTCTCGTCGAAGGTTCTGGCATACTCAAGAAGATGATCGGTGTCAACCGACCATTTGAGTAAGCTAGGAAGCATGTTCATCTGGTAATTAGGTACAGAGTACCAATTCCTGGACAACGTGCTATATAGCTCGGTTAGGGACTGGTCGTCTCTATCCACTTGTTGGTGGACTTCAACTGTAGCCCTGGTCATTTGTTCGAGATTGGAACCCTCGAACGACCAATTCAAACCTAGAGGAGCACATAAGTGCTTTACTCTATCCACCACCTTCCTTTGGATAGGAGATAGTAGACTTACAGCCTTTCTTCCGTAGTTTCGAACAAGATCGAGAAAATTGTCATTAGACACTTCTCTCCATTTGTAAGTGTGATGAACACACTTAGAAGTGATTATCTTACCGGCAAACTCACAGAGTTCATCGGATGATAATGACTTGTCCGGAGAAAACGGGCACCCGAGATAATCTAATGCCGAAATATACTTATCGTATAATTCGTCATCCAGAATTATCACGTCATCACCTAACACATAGAATTCACCATTGTACTTCTTTCCAAGGAGGTACAAGAGGAGGAATCCGTGTGTAATGCCAAAGCTAGCAAAACTAGGATACAATCCTAGGGGCTGGCCTTGCGTCCATCGGATCGTCCCAATGGTTGACAACCATTGCGATCTGCTGATCTCTTCAAAGAGATCGATGGCCGGATGATCACCAATTAACCCACGAAGGGTCAATAACTGGACTTCCAAAGGGAAGTAATCAGTTGCGTTAGATAAGTCCACAGAGTGAACTTTCTTACGTTGGGCGAGGTGTAACTGAACACAAGAAAACGGTTTCGAGTGGTCATGTGTACAATCCCAAGGGAGTGTACGCATAAGAGAGTAAAGTGCGTTACCCAAAGGGCGTAGCGCTTCTTGATGGACCAGATAAGGAGAAGCGATTGCTCGCAACTTCAAACCAGGTTCCTGCAAGAAATGGACTTCTCCTCCAATGACAGAGTCATTATTGGGTAGGTCCATACTCCGGATTGATGATTTGAAGGTTTGGATATCCACCCCTTCAGACACCTTTCCATAAAGACTCGGATACTTAGACCAAAGCTCATAATGAGCATCGGTTGCGAAATAGATTAGACTCGAAAGTCCAGATCCATTTTGTATCGTACTTCTACGACTAAGCTGAGGAGCCTTTTTGCTCTCTGCACCACGGTGGAATGCAATAGGAGTAGGAACTCCCATTGTAATCCTTCTGTTCTGGGATTTCATGAATCTTTTGTATGATTCACGAAAGTTATCAGATATTTTTGCTGTATCTGCATTAACTGCAGAAACAAACTTCTCCACCTGAGAATCTGTAAGTTGCAGATTCTTAAACAGAGAGTAACACATCAGAGTGTTAGCAACAGAACGAAAATTCTGTTCACTTCGATGTGAATATCTGAATAAGGACCCTATCACTCCTGAGAAAGAACCTTTTCGGTTCTTTGCAGCAGGGGTTAGAAGTGGTAAACCACTACGGTCCCGATAGAGATCGACTTTCAGAGATTTCAACCTCTTTACAGTCCACTCTACCCCAGAACAACGAACCCACCTCTCGACAATAGTCGCGAACGGCTTGTGCCAAGGTGTAGGTACTCCAAAGACATGTAGCCTATGACAAATCGCTCCCTGTAGTTGAGTATTAATACTCATCACTTCCTCCTTTGTGGGGATTTGGTCACTACACAGGATGCGACGTGCATCAGCTGCTGGTCTAGACTAGTCCCGATGTTTACTTTTGTCTCAATCAATTTGAGATTATGAAGTAGCTGTCTCCACTGCGACTTTACATTCATTGAAAGCCGTCGCCAAGGACTGGTAACCTTCTTACGCTGAGGAATACATACGAGATTAATCTCTGTGTAACTTTGCTCATCAGAGCCCTTACGGATGATGGCAACCAGTACAACATTGACAATCCTTAATGCATTCAAGCAATAAGGGTCTACAGTGATGGTCAGGCTTCCAGGAAATGGAAGTACGAGTGGATGATAGGATACCACATGATTTCTCCTTGAGAAAGACATTAGGGAACACCGGG